GGTTAACCACTTATAAGTTACCTATATACCCTGATGCTACAGTGGGAGCTTTAAAACGCTTCATCTACTATAAATTAATCAAACAGACATATTTAACAAACGATGAAGTTCTTTTTAAAGCCGATTATTACCTTAAGAATAACAACAGGGTAATAACCTCAGATGAAGAACTTATAAAAATAGGTTCTAAGTACGAGATCAATCTCAGATTGAAGGGAGGCATGATAAATAACACATCCAATAATAATAAAAATATCACTTTAATAGAGAGTAAGTCTATAACTCGTCAGTTTCCAAAACACCTACATACATATACACTAGATGAATTACTTGTAACAGCTTACTCAAAATCAAAAAATCATGTCTTTTATGCATCCAAAGAAAATTTGGAACACTATAAACCTTTAGTCGAGAATATTAAGGTCGATAATTCTACTAACCAACATAATGATCTTGCTGCCGAGCGAGCTTACCTAGAAAATACCGCATTAACAGAAGCTTTAAGATTTAACACAATCACCCTCAAATATACTAATAGGATAGCTGAAATAGGTGGTAGTACAAGAATTACCAGACAGGGCTTAACCTTGAAAAACGGGCCTTGTTTTATAAACCGACCTGTAATAGAAATTAAAGACTATGAGAGAGAACAAAAATTACTAAACGAAATGCCATTGGGTACAAAAGCATATAATTATTGTGATTGCCCACAAGAAGACCAGATTTGCGAACACATTGAAAAATTCAATCCAAATTATATACTGGCAACTCATGTTCTTTATTATCTCTCACGAGAATTCATTCAGGATACTTTACGAAGAGGTATTGTAATCAAAGCAATACTACACATTTTTGACCCTGAAGTTTCTCAAGGTTCACTGAAATCTGGAGGAAAAGAGGCCGCTACATGGAAAAGGAGTGTAGATACCAACGGTAAATCAATAATCAAATTTAAAGTTTTAGACGATCAGACCTACCAACATATAGAATTATGTTCTAAACTTTATAATAGTAATGAAATCATATATCCCAATTATGGTATCTACGTTACCAAACGCTTCCACCATGTAAACAGTCAACACATCCTTCTAACTATAAGACCTCGCTACCCAGATCCTCAACTCATATTCAATGACGAAAATTTCAAATACTTAACAATCACCAATTATAAAATCATTGAAAAAGAAGTTGAGGAAATACTTATCATTCAAAGTAAGAACACATTGTTTACTACTGTCAAGGAGCTTAAAGAAGGTGAAGCCCAAGTAGTTCAAGTCAGGAATTTGAATGAGAAAACAACAAATATGTTAGTAAAGAAGATCAGTGGTCATTTTAGAGCTGTCACTATGAAACAGAAAGAGGGCTATTTTGATAGAAACGCCTGGTATAAATTTTCTTTAGATGAACGAAATTATACCGTTACTGTTGCCCTTTCTGATTACAATAACCTAATGAAAGAGTACTTGCAACGTGACCCAACCCTATTTACTATGCAAGCTCTAATAAGTGACGCTACCCATTTACTTGGTAGTACTAGACAAAGTGCTACAATAGATGACATACTCCCTATTATAGTAGACACAATGTTTGAGGCAGTAAAGAGCCTCATTAATATCCAGATGATCCACCAATCTTTATTAACTGATCTTTTGATTAAAGCCAAGGCTGATAAATTCAAGAGCGGCTTTAATTGGACACCAAAGGATTTCTTAAATTACCTTATAGGCAAAAATCTTAATGAAAAAGATAAAAATTTACTGGCGAATACCATGGTTGATAATATATTTTGGCAGTACAAGCAAGAAACCAAGAAAAACATTATCACCAAAACCGAATTTTGCCTACAACTCCAGGGAAATAGAAGGGACTTACTTGCCCGCGAACAACAGGAAAACCTAGAACCAAGTATACCAGAAGTTGACCCAGTCCAAATTATAAAACAATCTAGAATTAAGGGCGGGATAACTTATTTGGAAAGTCTCTTTAATAAAGACAAATACATAAAACAGAAAAATTTCCTTGAATCAGTAAAGGAAACAGAGTCAAAGAAAAGACAGTCCATCAATATACTTATAAATGTACTTTCTTTTAAACGTATGAAGACAGTTATCCCAAAAATACTAAATTATATAGCCTACACCCCAAAATGTGCTAGATACACACAACTTACATCTAGTTGTGTATCCAAAGAGCTATATAATCAATTCATACAACACCCTGATGATATAGTAGATAAGGTAATAGTTCACAATTCTACGGTTGATACCACTACCCCATATGAGAAGGTCATCGAGACCATACAATGTGATAAACCCAATCACAAGGCTGCTAAAATACTACTACCACTAGGCACACACAACACAGTCATGTATCACCCCTGTAAACTTTGTATTTTAGCAACAGTCAACCGCGCATCTGGAATACCAGCTACTTTCGACCCGTCTGTAATGAGACGTTATCACAAGTATTTCAGATCTCAAGTTAAACCAAGGTTCATAGAGGAATTAAAGAAAATGAACCTCAAGGAGAGTGTGAGGGACTGGTATAATAATCTTTCAACATCACAACAGAAGGAGGTAAAACCCTACCTGGATGATCCTGAAAAAATACCTATCTTCTCTTATTTTGAAAATTTCATTAAAGTAGAAGCCCAAACTGAAGGAGAAAAATTAAGACAAATAGGAAACCCCTGTGCCGCCATCAAATATGTTGAGGGTCCTCTAATCAAAGTCTTTGACAAAGTCTTTAGCGTAATATTTTCAGATTTTTGGGGCGTGGGTCTCAATTTCCTTATGAAAGAAACGAAGATGCGTTCGTGGCTAAAAGACTTATTACTTCAAATACTTTGTCTTGATTTATCAGGCTTCGATTTAAGTCATAGTGATGCTTTGAAATTACCCTGGTTTGAATTAATCGATTACATTTGCGATAATGATATATTCACACATGTCTCCAAAGAATTACTGAAAGGTTACTTTAAATCTAAGGTAAGTACTTGTTATTATTACCTTACAAATAATGGTCACAGAGAAAAATTTATAACAATGGAGACCGTAGATAAACTAGTCTCAGGCAACCCTGTAACTACAACTTTGAACACCTTTATTATGTGCCTCATTTTATCTATGATAAGAGATGAATATCAAATCAAACTTAAGGGAAGTGATAGTGGAGATGATTGTGTATCTGTTACAAATGAACCCGGAGAGAAAATACAGAAAATCTTCTATGAAGTTTTCACTGATCCAATTGGGAAAATGACTCATGGAGGTCTTGGACTTTGTTTGAAGATGCTAAAATTAAGTAATAACTACCAAGACATAACTGCATGTTCAACTGAAACCTTCATTTGTCCGAATTGTGGACCTAAATTAGTCAGACCACTATATAGAGTATTCAAATACTCCCCTGTATCAAGAAAAGCTAATAGCTTAAGTGTAGTTGAAACTAATAATTACCGTCATTACTACGCTAGGGGGGAATTAAAATGGTGTCAGGGTCTAGAACTACCAGAAACTTGGTATCGAAAAATGCTATTACCTGAAGAACCAAATAATACCAGTCTGAAAATAGGTCAATCAAGAGAACATTTAGTAGGTACCAAAGAAGGTGCTGAATTATACAAAAAAACAGAATATCAACAATGGGTTGAGGAAACATTTGGAAAGGACGCCTTCTACGGCTTATATCAAAGAGAGAGTCCTAAATGTAACATGTGTAATGAGGCTTACAAAAACTTTTTAAGAGACAATTATAATATTGGGTACTCAACTTATAACACAATATTAAATAATGTAAAAACAGCGGATATGGAACACTTTGATGATAGAGAACTCAATCTCGCTTTTGAGGAACGGAACCGTCATGAAAATTCTCTATATTATTACAATCCATATACTCCTACCCAAAGTCTACTCAGAACCTTAGAAAGTAATTCTAGTGATCTAGTTTATGAGCAAGAACTCATAAACGAATCAGGCTTAGCAAGACTAAAACATGTAGGTAATTGGGG